CTTAATCACAACTGTTTCGTGATCATAGATTCTTCGGAATATCCAGTCGATCATAGCAATCGTGATTGACGTACCATTCTTTCCCATCACATACATAATTCTCATTGGATTCCGAAGCTCATATGATGTACCTTTGGAATGTTCAGTTGTAGTTACTTCTGCTATAATATCATCACCATTCTTGAGTCTGATAACTCTGAGATTCGTATCCATAGTTTATCCTTTCGCTAGGTCAATTTTGAAAATTCTGAATTCAAATTGTTCTTCTGCATAAGTTTTGATTCTTATTTCGAAGTGATTGAGTGTATAGTTATTCTTATACTTTTTATATTTCAAGTCGTCCGCTATGTCATACAATGTAGCAATACTCTTAGAATCAGTTTTACGGAGAGCACGACCTATTGATTGAAGGTTTCTCACTCTCGATTTAGATGGAGAGGCAAAGATTACATTATGTAGATTCTTTATATTTACACCAGTTGAGAACGTTCCATAGGAGGCTACTATAATAGCATTCTCACTAACCTCTACTGCTTGTCGAATATCTTCTCTTATCTCCCCGTCTACTTCACCAGAAACAAAATGAATTTGTCTGTCGGTTCTTATAAGATTGTCGTAGAGCACTTTACCATGTTTTTCTACATATTGGAATAGTAAAAGGGTATTGCCCTTAAGAGACAGGGTCAGATTAATTATAAACCTATTTCTATGCTCGTTTCTAACTAAGAAATCTATCTCGTCTTGATAGCTAAGTCTCTTGGCTTGTTGTCTGATTAGATCGGGGTATGATAATACTATTGCTTTGATCTTAAAATCAGCTAAATGTTTTTGCTCTATAAGTTCAGATGTTGTAGTTACTTTTTTAACTGGTCCAAAAAGACCTTCTAGTACTAACTTATGTGTTAATGACCCGTCTAATGTACCAGTAAAACCAAAACGATTAGGACATTCGGTTAGTTTATTCATAATAGCAGACAAGCTTTTCGATTTAAACAAGTGTGCTTCGTCACCGATAACAGTATTAAATTGCTTAAACCATTCCTTTGGCATTTTATAAATCGACTGCCATGTAGATATAACGAATGGTAAATCACTTTCTTTTTCTGCTCCTGATAAAATCTTATGGCAGAACTTATCAGAGTTAAACCCGCTATACTGCGCAAAGTCAGACGCCATTTGATGAACTAGTGACGTAGTTGGTACAATGACTAATACCTTCGACTTACCTAGAAAGTATCGCGATAAGAGATAGATGATTAACGACTTGCCAGATGCAGTAGGTGAAAGCAACACGCTTCGTTTGTTTCTAACAGCATGCGCAAATGCTTCTACTTGATAATCTCTTGGTGTTAGAGTAAGATTAAGATTATCAATATATTTTTGTGCTTCTACTAATGAGAAGTCTGAACTAGCAAACTCGTTTGGGTCAGCATACTCTATATCATAACCTCTGTCTCTTGCAAACAACTCTACATGCAGTTTGAGCCCGCTGTAGATGGTTCTTGTTGCAGCATTAAATAATCTTATTTTACCATCCCAATTAATTTGTTTACCAAATCTCTTGGCCCTGGCTCTATTGATATGAGTTGCATTAGGAACGGTGAATGTAAAGTAGTCACTCAGCTCATGAGCAATATCCTTCTCGCAATAAACCTTTATACTAACATCATTAACTTTTTCTATAAGTAAAGCCATTATGCTCCTACTTTAAACTTTTCCCACGTGATTGCTTGCGCAATCTGATAGCCGCGGTTAGGTAACGATTTAATAATCGATTCAAGAAACTCCATCTTTTCTTTCTGAATGTCTATGCGCGTTTGTATGGTGATAATATCGTTATCTGATTCGATATACATCGGGATGTCTGTTCTTAGAATCTTGAGCGGGTTAGGATCCCATCCGTTCTCTCTAAGCTCTTCTTCACTGATTGTACCATTATAGTACTCATACTTCTTATGTTTAAGCGATGAGTATTGGTATTCGAGTTTTCTTAGAATCATTCTCTCAGCAGAGAAGATCTTATAGTACTTTGAGTGAAGTTGTGGTATCCGGAGACTTTCTTCACCTAGCTCTGTACGATCAATACAGCTATCTTTTTCCCAATGTTCTTGTATTTCTTCTAGTTTCATAGCAAGCACCTCAACTTAATTGCTACTATTATAGATGCTCTTGCTACTTAAATCAAATAATTGAGAGTGAAAGATTGGTATTTGAACGTTGCTGTTACTTCAATATAATTAACTTCGGTAGCAGTAGTGTCAAATTTTAAATCTGACAAGCTATATGGAAATAAATTCTTGAAGTTAACATCTATGATAGGATTGCGAGCACTATTAAGAATAGTAAGAATAGCATCCGAGTAAATGCCTTTACCAGAACCAGGCCTAGCAGCAGCGATTGCCTTGTGCTGAACGAAGTCGTCGGGGAAGCTTATTGCAACCATCCAGTCAAATATTTCTCTATAGTTACGAAGCTCTTCATCGACTCTGAATGTAACATCTAAGTCGTTGTATGTGTTTCTTACACCAGCAAGAGGTAAGTCAACAAACGGAGTAGCTAAAGTTGCAATACCTATACTTGTTCCAGGAATACTAGCTTGCTGAACAAAGTAATTTACTCCTGGAGTTCTGTTTATAGTAAACTTAAACCCTAAAGGAGATAAAAAGTTTTTATTGACTGGTACATTTTCTATTGCGCTCATATCACTATTTAGCTAAAAAAAAGCCCGCTAGAATCAGCGGGCTTAGTTTACACATTGTTATTATTCTTTTCTAGTCTATTACAGTAGATTATTAACAATAACTCTGCGATAGTAGACGTTGGTATTTTCTGCTAGACGACCTATACCAGCGCTTAGACCTTCAGCGAATGGGTTTGCAACCATTCCGTAACGAGTCTTGAAGCCGATCTTTGGTTGGAATGTATCTTGGTCTACAGCACGAACCATTTGTAGAGGAACGTATGGGCAGTAGAAAAGACCAGCATCAAATGGTGACGAACCCTTATAACCCATTAGGAAGAAATTTCCTGTCGCATATGGATCAATGTAAACACGGATACGACCATTTAGAACACCAGCGAATGTAGCACCGGTATCGTCTATTTGTAGATTGTTGCTGTTTAGAGCAGGAGCGTAATCTAGAACACCAGCCATTTGAAGAGCTGAAGCAACGTCTGACGAGCATAGTACAACGTTACCCTTACCACGTCTTGTGTCCTTGGCGATCTTGTTAGCTTCTCTTTCTAGTTGGAACATTAGACCCTTGAATTTTTCAACTGACCAACGGCCATTTGAGTCTGTGTCTAGATCGAAGAAACCAGCGTTTGTTGTACCTTCTGTAGCACCACGGTTAGCAGTTACATAGATTGTACGGATAACTTCGCGGTTGATTTCAGCTAGGATTTCTGATGACAGAATGTTGCTTAGTTCTGTTTCAGCGTCAAGACCATGAACAGCGCGTAGATCTTGAGCAAGTTCCATTGTGTACTCAGCCTTTAGAGCACGGCTCTTAGCTGTTACTGAAACTTTTTCAATCGAGAAAGCCATTTGTGGGAATACTAATGAGCTGTTTGAGCCTAGGTATTCCGAAGTAGCTGTTGACATGCCACCGGCGTAGTTAACGTTAGCTGATTGAGCTAGTAAGGTTGTGTTAGCACCCGAACCAGTTGAACCAACGTGAGCGTTACCAATTTGTGCACCACCACCGACGATTGTCGAGAAGGCTGTATTAACTTCGTTGTAGAATGTTTCGTCGCCAGCTTGGTTGGCATAACGAGCACGCATTGCGAAGATAAGACCTGTTGGACCTGTCATTGGCTGAACGCCGCAAAGGTCATAAGCAATTAGGTTTGGCATCGCACGGCGAACTAGGCTGATAAGCACTGGATCGAAAATGTCGATTGAACCTGTTGTTGCATCTGACGACGAAGCGCCCATTGCGTTTGTAGGTTGATTTGCCTCAAATAGAGACTGGCTGCCACGAACCATACCGCTGGCTTCGCGAAGAGCGCGCTCTGTGTTTTCGAGTATAGTAGCAGTTACAGCACGCTTGTGAGGATCCGTGATCTTGTCTAGATCAGGATGCTCAAGTACTGGCTGCCATTTTTGTTGAATTTCTTCATTAAGATACATTTTAGAGTCTCCCCTTCCTTGTTTAATATTGGGTTAATAATTATTTATAAAAATTACTTTTTAACAGTACGAGAAATAGCATGCACGTAAGACGAAACTGGACCTGATAGTTTTACCGGTGCTACAGCTGGCTCTTCTGCGCTATTTACTTCTTCCTCGAGCATGCTAGGAACTGACTTCTTTGTTGAGAAATAGTTATCCTTAACAATCTCAAGTTTGCGTGTATATGATTCAACGTCATCGAAGTCTACACCTTCAACAAGAGCCTTAAGCTTATCTACTTGAGTGTCAGCTAGGCCTTCTGAAACATCTGTAAAGACTTTATCTTTGACGAAATCGGTAAGAACTTTGTTAAGCTCAATATTGCTTTCTAGAGTCTCGTTAAGCTTCGACTCTAGCTCTTCTACCTTCGATGAAAGCTCTTCTACTACATCAACCTTGTCTTCTGGAATGTCAATGTAATGCTCTGCGAACAGATTCTTAAGACCTTCAATAAATTCTTCTGAAATTTCGTTACGAAGAGTTGATTCGATAGCTACTTCGTTTTGGGCCATCCATTCTTGGACAACGTAGTTCATGTAGTCATCTACCTTAGTAGTAATTTCTTCAATTACTTCAAGTACTTGCTCTTCTAACATTTGCTCATACTGCTCTTTGATTTCTAGAGCACGAGCATTGACAGCAGCTTCAAAAATTGTAGCAGCTTTTTCTTTGAATTCTTCTGTAAGTTCAGCTTCTCCGAAAAGCTCATTAACTTCTTCTTTCATGCTCGAAGAAGCGCTTGATGACTTCATAGAAATCGATGCTTTGTTTTTAGCTGACATATCGCCTGTTGGCTTTGTATTGTTTTCTGAATCGGTGTCTTCTACACTATCATAACCTGCAGATGTGGCGCCTTTGATAACTGACTTGTCGCCTTGATCCTTAGAATTAGGTAGCGTAGCTTTCTTTGCTACAGGCTCAGGCACTTTTGTAGTACCTGTTTGACCACCGCCTACATCCATTAGTTCTTGTAAATCTTGAGTCATTTTAATGCTCCTAAGTTGTACCTAAAATTATTTATATAAACTTAATTTAGAAACCTTTAAGAAGTTGCTCAAATAGTTTAAGCTTAACTTCGTTTAAATTCTTTCTGGAGGTCTTCTGAATAGTATTCTTCATCTCTTCTATTTTTTCTGCTTTTAGAATACCATTATCCCATACCCACTCTACTCCTTCCATGATACCTCTGACAAATGCATCTGGAGCAGAAGGGTCAGCAACGATGTCGGCAGCTGTAGCGAGATGGAAGTCGTCCTGGACCTCTTGAATGCCGTCCTTATTAGTCTTGATAGAGCCCATTCCTCTTGAAGAAACACCTAGTTGTGCTCCTTCTTGCATAAGATTCTTTACAATGTTACCATATGGTGTATCAAGAATCTTTGCTTTGCCTACAAAGTTGTCACCTTCTCTTTTAAGACTCTTTGTGATGTGTGATGAGCGCTCTAGGTTAAGAGTAGGCCCTGAAGGGTGTCCTAGTTCACCGAATGCTCTATTCTTTTCAACATACTCTTTAATGTATCTGTTAACTTCTCTATCTAGAGTTTCAGTTTTATAGATTCTATTGTTTCTATTCTTTAGGTTGCCTTGTAAAAAGACACCTTCGATGTAGAAGTCTTTTTTGCCATCTTCTTTGGCTTCTACTAGATATTTTACTTCTTCTACTAGTTCGCTGATAAGTTTCATTTTAGTTCTCGTAGTAATCGTAGGTTGCTGGAGATGTAATCATTTTCTTTAATTCAAGAATAACAAAACCGCTGCTACCCGAATCTAAATTAATAACTACATTAGCACTTGAGTTTAATGAAACAGCCATTCCTCTAGAAGCAAGATCTATGTCACCTGCCGTATTACCTGGAAAATATAAAACTGTATCTGTGCCACGCTTAATGTAGACATCCTTGTTGTTTCCCCATACGATCTTATCGATCTGCAGATCGGTAAATGTATCACCGGAGAGCGAGAAAGATGCAACGTTAGAGTTTACGTTAGAGGTGGCGTGAATTAGGACACGGCCGTTCTTTTGATTAATTAGCGTCGTCATAATCCATTCCTGCTATTGTTAGAGCAAACTCTTTTAACTCTTCTTGACGGTCTTCATCAATCATGTGTAGCATTACATCTCTGTTTTCTTCGTCAAGATTAATGAAAAGCTCTAATAGTGAAACATCTAGTTCTTCATAAGCTAACTTTTTAGTAGCGGTATCAATACCTTTTAGTCTCTTACCTACGTGCTTGGCCATAATTTCTTGGCCAATAGAGTTTTTGCCTTTGTGTTGCTGTTTTAGCATTCCTTGTGTTATTCCTGAGCGAGCAATATCTACTGCAGCTTTACCAACATAGCTGCGCATTGTCGACTTGTCTAGTTCATCTACTTGTTCGATTTCCTCATTGGCCTTTTTCATAGAATGTTCAGCTGCTTTGCTATATAACTTTGCCCCGGCAGTATGGCCTTTTTCTGCGTCATGTTTTGCATATTGCTTATATCTTTCAGCATCATTTTTGGCCACTCTTCTACGAACAGATTTCATATAATCATTTTCATCTAGATGTTCTACTTCTTCTTTCATACCGCCCTTCTTGGCTGAAAGGTAAGCAGCTACACCCATCATTCTACGCTTTGCTTTTGACTTACCGGCAAATTGAGGCGCAGCAGACTTTTCAAAATCTGAAACATACTTACCAGCGCCCATCGATGGGTTAAGCTTTTCATCTAACTCTGATTCCTCTTTCATGCTTCTTAACTGGTTTTCAAACCCTGATGCTGTGGTTTTATCACCTCTGTCTAAAGCAGCGGCAAGCTTCATGTAAAGTTGATAACGCTTTAGATCACCTTTGTTTTTCCAAACAGAAGCTGCACGAACAGCTCCTTCGTGAGTAACTTCGCTAATCTCAAGCTCTTCGTAGACTTTACTATCATCGCCGGCATTATACCCGTGTTTGGTAGCTTTTCTGTTAACAGGCTTCACTTTAGCGCCGTCAAAGACGTCATCATCGTTGCCATTAGCATCTGAATGCTTAGCAATAACGTGCTTATTAACAAATTTTTGCTCATCACCTGCTTTAGGTACATACCCACCATTTTTAGTAGGTGTGGTGTTGATGATAGTTTTAAGAGCTTTAGCCATTTTAGTCCTCTGTTTCAGCTGGTTCTTCTTCTGAGTATTCTTCTTCGTCTTCTTGATCTTCTTGATCTTCTTCAGGCTCATCGCCATACATCGACTGTGCTACCTCTTGCTTCTTATACTCGATAGCGTCAGCAATCTTAGCCTGCATGATGCTGCTAAAAGCGCCCTTAAAGGTATCTGGCTGCTTTTCTAAAACACTGTTAATCATATCATCAATTGTAAAGTCAGTCATTTTTTCTCCATTTTATATATTTATAATTAAGGTTTTTGAGCAGACGCAGATGGCTGCGATGGTGGTTGATTTATGTCCGTATTATCCAGAACAGGAGGATTATATTGAGGATCATCTACTTCAGTTTTTATTTCGCTATCTATTTGTTCTATATCTTCATCATCTTGTCTTAGAACATGCTTTCTAATCCAGACATTAGAATAATACTTACCGGCATAAGGTGCAATCAAGTTAAGATTGTTAAGTCTTTCAGTTAAAATTTCTGATTCTTTAAGTTCGGCAAAATAATTATCTTTAGCAAAATTAAATTTAATTCTTAACTTAAAATCATCCCAGTCTTCAGAGGTAATAATACCTTTTAAGACCAGTTGTCTTTCTAAACACTTAAGAAATAGTTGAGAAAATTTAAGTCTTACTCTATCAATAAACTTTGAGAATTTTACTTCATCTCTAGATATTTCTGTGGATCTTCCTAAATTAAAAGCAGTATCAGTCTTCAGTCTTGAAACTGGTACGTTTAATGATTCATAGAGTTTTTGTTGGAAGTATTCGACATCTGCTAGTTCACCTACCAAGTTACCACCAGGCAATGTTGTAATTTCTGTGCCTTTACCACCTTCACGTCTTGGGAGCCAGTAATCTTCTAACATCGTCATAAACTTTCTGTCGTCTCTTATTTCTCCAGTAGACGCATCATAAATGACTCTGTTCTTATGTCTTACCATCATATCTCTAAGATATTGCTCAGCCTTCATCTTAGGTAAATTACCTACGTCAATATAGAATATTCTACGTTCTGGTGCTCTTGACACTCTGTAAATAACAGTAGCGTCTTCAAGAGTTCTAAGCTGATTTAGAGGTTTGATAGCTTTGTGTAGATAAGATAATACAAGTGAGTTACTAACATCCATGAGACCGGATGTAACTTGAACTACGCTATCTTTTGCAATTCTGACACCAGCGGCTGGATTAGAACTAGCTGCGGCAGTCTTATCTGTAAAGTATCTTTCGCTAAAAAGAAAGTATTCTGCTTCAGTTGTAGTGATAGGTGCACCAGTCTTCTGATCTTTCTTTTTCTTTACTTCTTTTATTTTTCTGATTTTTCTAGGATCAATATATCTTAATTCTTGAATGCCTAATTTAGGATTTGTAATATCAATAACTAAATGATAATACAATCTTCCGTCTACGTACCATCTTCTAAAGATGTCGTAGCACTGATTATTAAAATTTAGAAGATCAAGAATTGTTTTAAATTCTTGTGTAATAGTCTTTTTAATAGAATCAGATACGCTAATATCATCTAACATGATAGATACTGTATCTTCATCTTGCTCAACGACTATTGCTTCATTTACGATATCGTCAATAGCAGAATCTACTTCTGGATGCATAGACATCTGACGATATTTGTTAACTAATTCAGACTCTGATTTAACTGTGCCTTCTAGGTCGATGTATGTACCGTAGGCGCCTCCTGCAGCAACAACAACAGCCCCGTCATCCTTTAATTCTGGAACGAATGACGGGGTCTTGTCTTTTTGCTGAGGGGTGTCATCATATCGCTTTATCTCAAAACCAAATAAATTCATAATAACCTCAAATTAGTGGTTATACACCACCAGCATTACCAGTAATACCTCCAGAAACTTCCCAATAGTCATACTGGAATGTTACTGTGAACTCTTCAATAGCGTCTGTTGACTCCCAGCTTACATCAATATTAGAGATGGTTTCTGGATAGATGCCATTGAAATTATAAGTTCTGATAGGTACACCAGTCTTAGAAAACTGCGTAACTTGTGCTTGAGCCTTGTAAAGCGATGGGCTAGCACCACCAAACGATCTTAAGTTACCTTGGTGTGTTTGGATTTGATTGGACCATTGTTCCATAGCATTACGGATGAGAAAGTCTTCATCGTTAATGACTGTAACTGTCCATGCATCAAATGTTCTGTCACCAGCTAACTTAATTTTACGACCGTAGTAAGGCACCTGGATAGTGCCTAGTGTTGAGGCAGGGATTTGAGCTGCCTTTACCATAAATGGTACTTTGATGTCAGCAACACTATTGGCAGGGTTGTTAAAGACAACCTGGAATAAGGATTGTCTTGCCCCGCCTAGTGTTAACTGACTTCTAATCTCGTTTACATTGAATGCCATGTCTATTCTCCTTAAATTTATTTATGATCAGAATCGACCAACAATTTCTGAGAATTCGACACCAGATCTCACTGCTACGAAATTCAACTGGATGAAATTGATAGACTTAGCCGGCTTAATGTAAATATCGCCAACAAATTCGTTTCTATCAATCACTTCTGGTGAGTTGTTTGTCTCATCGCAAACAACCTTGAAGTCGTAAATACCACGGCGACCTTGAACATCGCGTAGGAATGGCTCTACCAGGTTCTTGAACTGAGCACGAGTGAACGGATCGTTGAATTCGAACAGTGTATACTTGGCTGCTGTAGCAATTGCTTTTTCTAGCACGATAAACAATCTACGTACGTTAATACGATCGAATGCTGATGGCTTAGCTAGAAGAGTCTTATCACCGTAGAGCAGTGTGCCTTGACCTGGGAAAGTTACTACTGGGTTAACACCGGCCTTGTAGAGCTCATCACGGTGCGACTTTCTTGGATTAAACGCAAGCTTGATCGAATTCTTGATAATACCTCTATTAAAGCCTGCTGGTGACCACCAAGCATCTCTTATTTCATCTGTTCTTACGCAAAGCCCGGCGATATCGCCATTTAGAGGTACGTAACGATATACGTCATTATACTTGTCATATTGATACTTGTAGCCAGAATCCATTACACCATACGATGTTGATGTAACGCTATTTCTGAAAGTAACTATATCATCTGCTTCATCTTGAGCAGAATTGTTAACTACCGTCTCTTTTGTTGGCGAAATGAATGCAACGCAATCCTTTCTTGATTCGCAAATATTATCGATAATATAATTTGCTAGAGCAGCTGTGCCTTTTGCTTTACCTTGAAGCACTAAAGATACATCGACGTCTTCTGCTGACTTAAACAGGTCGTAACCTGAATAAAGAATACCTAGGGAGACTCCTGATTCGCTGCTTCCGTCTGAACCACCACCTAGCGACATCTTGACCGTTGCTGTATTTGAAAGTGACGAAAGTGCTGTTGCAGTATTAAAGTAGCTTGACTTAACACCATTAGTATGGTATACATACTTCGACATATTGTTAATTACATCTTTCATGTAATTTGAATTGCCGTCAGGTGTCTTAGCATCTGTTGCTCTTGATAGTCCTTGATAAGCTTCTAGGATTGTGCCAGCAACACCAGAAATCGAACCGTCTTCGTCTACCACTACTGTATGAACTTCATCAACAGCTGTTGCATTACCAAACTCACCTTGGTATGTAGAAGTGCCTGGAGCTTTGTCGAATGAAGTAGCATATTCCCAGATTCTGTTAAGAGTTGGAGCACCAGCATTCACGTTATCTAAAGTATACTTAGATGAGGTGCTAACATTAGCGTAAGCTGTGGTATCGTTTGACGTTGCTGACCCTTTAGCTGTAACCTTAAGGTATTGTGTACCTACTGTGCTATTTCCTACTTCAACTAAATCGCCTACGGATAGTTGAGCTAAAACTGCTGTGAGTCTATTGGTAGCCTCGGTTAGTGTACCTGTACCGCTATTAGCAATTAGAAT